AAAGGTCAAAAGATCCCAGTTTATAGGTAGCAGACTCATCAGGTTGCGGCGATTACCTGCGTTGCCTTCAGGATTCATTTTAATGTCTATCTGTGTCGTTGGCATGTTGTTGGTGTTGAACTGAACTACAAGATGTCTCCAGCTGTTCCCGAACTTGATGAGAGGACACCTAACATAGGTATCGGCTGGAAGTTTTTTAACCGCTACTCCTCCGGGCGAGTTTACTGGATACAAGTTGATGTTGTACATCTTGTTATCACCTTTCAATAGAATCGGTAGATCTTTAAACAAGTCATCGTTGGCTTCATTGATTCTGATCCAGAACTGATAGGTAAACTGAGCTCCACCAAAAGTGTTGATGGACCTAGGAATCTTTACAAAGTTTTGAGTAAAAGCGTTGACTGTGTTGAATTCCTTACCATACAGACCACTAACGTTCATGTATCCATCAATAATCAATGATTTTTCACGTGGTTTAGCGGTAGTCGAAATACCGACCACTAATGCATCGATGTTGAGTATTACTAGCGTGACAATATATAATATGATGATCACAATCAATGCTGCCAACAACTGAAGAGTAATGGACAAAGCGCTCATTGTTTACTTTATTGTGACAAAAATAGTCTGAGAACTCTTATTCTTGCAGCTCGTCAATTCTATATATTGGTGCGCGTACTCCATAGTTCGCAAGCCCAATCATAGATAATAGTCCTGTCTTCAAAGGACCGTTCGCATACAACGCCTTGACATCATTCAGAGACACGGCATAATTGAAGAACTCTAGCCTAGACAGGTATCCATTGATAGTATTGCCGTTGCCTACTTGTGGATTCTTGCCAACGAAAACTGTTCCTGTGGTCTTGTCAATCACAAGATTATCCGGAAGTTTCTTCATGCCTTTTAGTTCGTCTACGCTCTTTACGCTGTAGATCTCACCATCCAAGTAAACAGTGATTAGCTTGTTCTCTACGGTAAACATAACGTGCACCCAACGTTGAATGGGTACATAATCGATAGGTATAATCACGTGTTTGTTTTGATAGGGCAAGCAAGTAGTTTCCTTGCTCGCAAAGCAATTAAATGTGGAAATGTTGCTGAGGTCGTTTTCGTATGTAGGAGGAGCTTTACCAGACTGAGCAGGCAAAGTGGCTGAAGACAAAGATGAGTTAGCCGTCTTGAGAACAATATTGAGCTTGTTGCTGATGCCATCCATTAACACGATGGGGTTTGCGCTGGATACATTGCCGGCTTCACCGCGATAAAACAGTAGCTTGTGACCACTATTGACTTGATCTAGGTTTTCAATGTATATCCAGAATCCATAAGAGTATTCAAGACCAACCATTGGTGTGGGTATCATGGATCCTGGTACTTCTAGAGGAGCAGCCATCTTATCAAGTTTTATAGGCGTTTGAACAAGTCGTTTTCCTTGGAGAGACGAACTCTTGATCTTGAATGATATGTAGATAACAACAATCATAAAAACAAGAACAAAACCAAGAATCATCAAAACTACTACGCCGTTTTCGCCAGTCCAGGCAGACAGTTTACCCATGAAGCCTTTTGCAGTTTCTGCCGCAGCGTTTGGGACTCGTGCATTCGTGGAGCTCATTTTTATATAATCTCAGAAAAGTATTTCTTGTATGTGACAAGTATATTAGACTCGTCTGAATTCTTCTTGAATGCCTCATCACTGTTCTCCATTGTACTGACTATCTCTTCGTGGTTTAGAAGTGTTTTTTCACGAATATTCTCTAATCGTCGGAAGTAGATGTTTCTGTGCGACATCTTCGACAAGAGCTGCGTGAAACGCAATTGACTGTCTTTTCTTGCACTAGCAGCCTTAGAAGGGTGCATGTTGAGATATTTGCGCATCATCTCGACTCGCATCAGATTAGCCGACTCATAGAGCTTCCAATCGGAAGTATTGAATGCAAATGTTTCGATTTCTGCAGTATCCGAAAAGTAATTCAAGATAATTTGATATATCTCTAAAGGGTTACCACTTTCACGATTGAAACACAACTCTTCAGGCAAATTCTCGAACAAAAGATACGTAATGTTAGAGACATCATTTTGTACAATATATTTGACGTCTTGTGGACTGATGTTCTTAGTAAATATGGCTTTTACTATTTCAAATTGGTTTAGGTCCTTGAATGCAATTCCAATCGCTTCATTGTCGGTAGGATTGTTCAAGTGCATCATAGCATCTCGAATACATCCTTTGTACTTGTTAAGTAACGATAGTAGTGCTTCCTCTTTTCCATCCAACTTGTCACCCAGCGCCCCCAGCAGATGCGAGAAGGCCTCTTTTGGTTGTGGATGACTGATTTTGACAGCTTCTATATATTTGATAGAATCTTGAACTTTCTTCTTGATAGTATGATCGGTGATGCAAGTAATGATGAGCTGAATGTTGTGTTGTTGCAAAAGAGGGAACACTTCTGTTGCTAGGCTTGCTTGCAAAGTCTTGTCCGTGTTTATCAAAATGTCATAGTCATCTATGAATATTGCACGACGTTTAGGGCGCGTCGTATTGAAAAAGCTCTCTATAGTTCTGCTTGTTATGAATGTTTTCAGATTGTTTATAACATCACGAACAGACGAAAATGTATCCTTGTTTACTTCGAAGAAAGACTGGTAACTTATGTTGTTTTGGAATATACGGCACAATGTTGTTTTTCCGCTACCAGTTGGCCCAAAAATAATGATACTAGCCCCCTTGCTAACACTTTCGTAAAGCTTCTTGATTAAGAAACGATTCCCGGCAAACTGAGAGATGTTTGTAGGATAGCATTCTTGCAATAAGTCCATATCTCATGTTCGATCATCAAAGTCTTAAGTCATTTTTTATTGTTGAAAGCTTTGGCACCTTGACTTGGCGTATGTCCACGGAATGCCTTGATATTCTGAAAAATTCGGTACATTGTAATAGAACGGCTTACATTTATCTGTAAATGTCGTCAGATTGCTCGATGTAGCTAGTTCCTTCAGAGCATACAACTCACGACGATTTGTCGCGTCCGATGCATTGGCGTTGCTGTTCCCAAAAAAGTTTACCTGATCTTCGCGAATGTTGTTGTTTCCGGGAATATTAGACGCTCCGGCGTCCCATATTTTCATAACATACCTAGTGTTTGTTTCGTCCGTCACAACATAATTATTTGTGCATACCTCTTTGCCAAACTGATTGATATTTTTAACGTAATAGTCACCACACTGTTCGAAGTTGACGACAATATTGTTGCTATCGCGAAGTCTTCGCAAATATGACTCGTTTGTGGCAATCTTATAAATACAGAATGCAATTATGGTTAGAATGCCGATTTCAACAGACACCACAAACACTAAAAACTTTTTGCCTATCGGAAACAACAGAATACACAGAAGGGCTAGTGAAATTACTCCAGCAATCAATGTGAATATCAATGTGTTGATGTAAGACAATTTGTCTGTCTGTGCCATTTTATAATATATACAGACGGAAATTTGCGTGCGCTTGTATTACCGCAAAAACATCCTCTTGTATAATAGTACTATTATGCCTGGTGGATTAATACAACTCCTCGCGTGGGGGAGTCAAAACGTGTATCTAAATGGGAACCCATCTATTACATTCTTCAAAAAGATTTTTCAGACTCATACAAACTTTTCTATGGAGAGCATACGCGTGAATTTATCTCGCACTGATGCCAACATTTACGAACCTACAACTTTTAAAGCAAAGATTGATCGACATGGCGATTTAGTTCAACAAATATACTTTGTGTTTGAGCTTCCGGACATCATTAGCAATACCGATAAGGCGTTTAGGTGGATTGATAACATAGGCGAGGCATTCATAGACAATTATTTTGTGAGTGTCGGAGGGAGTATTATAGACAAACAAACAGGAGAATTTCTGCACATCATGAATAACCTTACAATGCCCAAAGACAAACGAGAGGCATATGACAAAATGACTGGCAACACGCTTGAAATGACTCGCCCAGTAGTAATCGATCATTCAATTCCTGATGGAATAAATGGATTCACGACATCACAATATCCGTCGTCTATTGATGCTCGCCAGATGATTTCTATCAAAGGTAGAAAAGTATATGTTCCCCTACAGTTTTGGTTTAATAAAGACAGCGGGCAGGCTTTGCCTCTAGTAAGTTTGCAATACAGTGATACGGAGGTAACTTTAGAGGTAAAACCTATCGCTCACTTGTATAAGCTTTTGAAGCTCGACGATGGCTTCCCTAGGTTTGTAGCACCAAATTCTAACAATGATAGCGATCGTTTGTCGAGGTTTGTTACAAACGAGTATAGCACATACCTTGTTGCTGAAAGTGTTCTGGACATTAAGGCATATTTGGAGGTCAATTATATTTTTTTGGACAAATTAGAGAGAAGGCATTTGGCGTACAACCCTGTGCAATATCTTATTGAACAAACTACGCGTATAGAGTACTACGGGGTTAACGAAAACAATACAGTCGACTTGGTGTTACAGAACCCCGTCAAAGAAATAATGTGGGTGTGTAAGCGAAACGACATAAGTGCTACAAATAGTTGGTTTGACTTTTTGAATTATCGTAAATCACACATTATGAAAAATGCAAGAATAATGTTCAACGGCCTGAATCGCATCGAAGATAAAGACGCATTCTACTACAACTATGTTCAGCCATTTCAACACCATAAAGGTTGTGGCAAAGATGGCATTTATGTTTACAGTTTCTGTATCAATCCAGAAGATCATCAACCATCTGGGTCTGTAAATGCATCTCGTATCAACAAGTTTCAATTAGTGTTTCAGGCCGAGAGACCTTTTGACAGTAGTTACAGTTTCAATGCCACAATATATGCCGTCAACCACAACATATTGAGGATAAGCAGTGGGCTTGCAGGTTTACTGTATGCTTCATAAACTTTTATCTTTAACAAGTAAATGTCCAAATACATTCCAGACTTTGGTATGATATTTGGTTCCCCAAAAGAAAAGGAGAAGGAGCCATTATTTAGTTCTGTACTAGCTCCTGCATCAAAACTTGGTGAAAACATCGGTCGCACCGACAAAGATATCAACCAAGAGATAGAACAAGTGACCAAGCAAATACAACGCACCAACAAGAAATACACTGACGAGATCAGCAAGTACAAAGAAATCGCCAAGTTTAATCAAAAGCTAACGCAAAGCTACGTACAAAACCTTCAGGTGATAGTGGATGTCAGCAAGCTACTGGAACAGTACGCAAACGTGTTCTATGTTTTGCGTGAAGAAACTGAAAAGCTAGAAAAAACTCTAGGCGTCGATTTCAACATTGCAGAGTTCCAATACCTTGAAAACATGACCAAGGACAAAATGTACGAGTTGAACACTCAGTTCCTGAAGGAGACTACCAACCTGAAGAGTTTGTACGAGAAGTTTGGTAAAACAGAAGAGGCCAAGTCTATTACTAACGCTCAAGCATTGATGGTAGCAGCCGCTAACAATTCAAAAGAAACTTTCGATAAGCTCAAGACGGTAGGAGGTGGCGGCACAAAGCATTTAAGAAAAGTAGCCACTAAATAATCACTTGATGGCTTGTGAACCACCGGAGGAAAAAAAACGAGGTAGACGTCCTAAAAAATACGAAACACAGGAAGTAATCGAGCAAGACAACGAATTACCCGAAGGTAACCTATCTGATGATGAAAATGTTATAGTGCGTTTAAACGTAACAGAAGACTTTCGAGGATTATCGTCAGTTTGTATGGACGATGCTATCGAAGAAGAGCATCCATGTGCCTACAACTGTCACGATTACTCAACCTTACAAAATATCTCTGACAGTCAAGTTACCGATGGTATAAGTGAAACTTCAGTAGGTAGGGTAGCTTATCTACTAAAGGATTTTGAGGAGAAGAACAAAAACAAAGAGTGGCCTTTGAACACAAGCATAGCATGTTACTGGTGCTGTCATCACTTCAACACTCCACCATATGGGATACCTGTTGAGTATGTAAAAACAACCCAAAGTTCAAACGATTATTTCCGTGTCTTTGGGTGTTTTTGTAGCTTAGAATGTGCTACTGCCTACAACCTGAATAGTAATGAAAATCATGGGGAGATATGGGAGCGAAACAACTTGATAAACATGTTATCGCGTAAAATCGGATATAAAACGATAGTAAAACCTGCACCTAACCGCTTGTGCCTGAAGATGTTTGGAGGATATATGAGCATAGAGAAGTTTCGAAGCTTTTGCGATACAGGAAAATTGGTTCACATCAACTTTCCACCTATGATATCTATGACGCAACAAATTGAAGAAGTTAACGAGTACGAAGTGAACAGTGAGCTGAGATACATTCCAGTCGACAACGAGCGTGTAAGTCGCTACAAAGAAAAAATAATATTCAGACGACCTGTCAAGAGCAATCAAGAGAAGTCGCTTCTTGAACATGCTATGAACGTCAAGTTTGTGAATGCATCTTGACATTTTTATTTTTCCTCAGTGATACTTGTTTGTTCCAAAGCAGCTATTTGTGCTTTCATCTTCTCATTCTCTTTCATGATCTCTTCGAGCTTGTCTCTGCAATCTTTATGTGCCTTTGCCTCGCTCTCAAAGGACCTCCTCAATTTACTATATTTGTCTCCGATGGTTTTCCTTTCATAAACAATGGAATCAAATGAGTTTTTCATGTCAATAAGTAGTTCATGGACATGACCGTAGAGTACGTCAAAGTTGTCCATTATTGGTGTATTATACTTACTACTTTTAAGTGCCAAAATCATTGCGCTTTCGACGGGGCTCGAACCCGTGACTTTTTGCTTAGAAGGCAAACACTCTATCCAACTGAGTTACGAAAGCCAATGACAATACAAAAATTATTTATTAAGCAGATTAGCAACGTGCCTATGGTCGGCAACTTTTTCCTTCGTGCATTGATACAAACATAAGCTCACTACGGATGCTATAAATACGTTCACAATATGCTGATGCATGGTTTATTATGTGATACATATTATTTTATAGAAATGAACGCTGTCTGTCTGTCTGCTTGCATGACGCTTTTATCAAGCTTGTCTGTCTGTTTGACTGACTGACGCTCAAACAGAATTCAAGTTTTTCTATTATAACATTACTATGGATCGTGACCTAGAAACTATTGCGTCTCAAACAAACATAAAGGATTACGAGCTCATCAGAGCCGCCTATATAGATTCAAATAAAGACATAGTTTCTACGATTGTAACCTTGATGAACATAAAGGATGTAACTCCTCCTTCAAAACCAAGAACTATAGTTGATGATATGAGAGATATTCTGTCAGAAAAAGAAGAATTGTTCAAGCTTGCCTACTTAAGGCAAAAACAATAGTATCATCACAAATGAGTTCAAACGTGCTGGAAATCAGAACAGTGCAATCTTCAGCTATGAAGATTCTGATAGAGGCGTTAAAGGAACTGTTGACCGATACGAGTATAGATTTCGATGAGACTGGTATGAAAATTGTGTCTATGGACAACTCTCACGTTGTGCTCGTGCATCTCAAACTGGATGCGAACAAGTTTGAATTCTACAACTGTGTCGGCAAGATTACTATTGGCGTAAACATGTTGAACCTATACAAACTTATTCGAACTATCAATAGCAATGATACGCTAAGTTTGTTTATTGAAGACGGTGATCGTAACCATCTTGGTATCAAGATTGAAAACTCAGAAAAGAACACTAAAACTACATTCAAATTGAACTTGCTTGACCTAGACAATCCGAAGATTTGCATCGATCCAGCAGACTTCAATTCCGTAATTACAATACCATCCATGGATTTTCAGAAGATTTGCAGAGACATGAATAACATCGCAGAGTTTGTGGAAATGAAGAACGTAGGCAGTCAGCTGATCCTAAGTTGCAAGGGAGACTTTTGTAGTCAAGAAACAGTCCTCGCCGATAGCGACACCTACAATTGTGTAAGCAAGAAAGCTGGAAATGAGGAGATCGTGCAAGGCATCTTCAACCTGAAATACTTGGTTCTTTTCACAAAGTGTACCAATCTGTGTAACACGGTTGAGTTATACCTAAAAAATGACTATCCTTTGGTGGTTCAGTATTTGGTCGCGTCGTTGGGCGTTGTCAAGCTTGCTGTTGCACCTACACTCTCAGAGTGAATCATCAGAATTCATACTGGATCGTGATCCCAATTTTACTGCAAAGCTCGTGCAAGTTGCACGACGTATACGATCTTACAAGTTCGTGATATCCTCCGATAAAAGTGTCTCCAACATATACAAACGGAAATGTGTTTTGGTTAGTGGAGGACTTGAGGGCAGCACATTTACTGGCATAGTCTTCGGATTCAGGATTGAGCATCACAACGGTATGTGGAGCGTTTATTTCTTCAAGCAATAGTTTTACTTTGTCGCAATAGACACATCCTGGTTTGCTATAGACAACGATGCTACTCATTTGTTTTATTTTATGAGCTGTCTTTTTAAGTATAAGACAGATATACAAAAATTATTATTATATTCTTTTTAAGTTGTCATTTTCGATGTTATCCCTGTTGGACTTGTAAAGGATGTCACCATAGTAGTTTGGACTAATGTCAAAAAACTCTTTACTTGCGAGTTCAGGTGTTTTTGTCCAAATCTTCACAATACAGAAGTTTTTTTTGGGACTTGTGGAGATGCCATTGACTCCGTCCCACATGTTATCTCTATTTGCACGCAAGATAGATTCTCCCATCACTTTCATACATAAATCGTTCCAAAAATCTCCTAGATACTCTTTCAGAACTTTTATTGATAAAACACCCCCGTCAATGTTCGATGCATCGTCCCAACAAGGGAAAACTCCATCCCGCATGATGAAGAACATCCCTTTGTGAATGTTTCCAGCCCATCCACGAGCATGTGCCCAAAAGTCATGTACGCTGGCAACGTCACCGATTCGAACATAGCTTTGAATCGTCCAATCGGTATTAGACGGGTCATGAAAGTAGACCGTCCACAGATCGTTCAGCAATACATCCTGCGATGTCATTTATAAATGACTTATAATACAATTTTTTCATTTTCCTTATATGCACACAGCGATGTCGAAGGAAGTAAAACATTACAAATAGGATTTTTTGTCAGAATCTGTCGATTGTAGAAATTAGACACAATCTCCAGGATGTCTCTTACAGAAAGACCAAGTTTAGCGAGCAGCAACCCAATCTCTTTGAACTCGGAAGACACATCTTCGATACCATCACAACTAGATGTCAAAAACACCATTGTACGAGAAGTTTGTAATGATTTAAGATCTGAGGACGTTAGCGTCTGTTCCTTGTGCTCTGTCACAAAATGGTATTGCCCGCTATCCAAATAATATTTTGCTACGATTACATCATCTTTGTTGTATTCTGTAACTGAGTGCATCTGCCACAAATCATTATCAAGAATCACATACTTTAAGAACACAAACTCTAGAAAGTGTAGGAAGTTATCATAGTTGTAAACTGTAGTAGCCGTACCTGACTCTATGTTGTACCTAACTACGTGACAAGGATTGTCACCAAATACCTTTCGCTTTAGTTTTGATGTGTATAGGATCGTCAAATCCTTAATACGATCGATGCAATCTTGGATACACCATACGCACCAGAAAAAATGATCACTAAGTGACATCATGTGAGTATGTAAACTTGCTTAAATATTTCTTATATATACTTATAAATGCGAGTGTCCAAACCATTTCTTAAAAAACTTAGCGCTAATCCAGAATCAGTTTTGAAGACTCTCAAAAATGAAGACATTGCAAAAATCATCCAAGAAGCCAATTACCATTATTGCAACACAAGTACTCCGATTTTGACTGACAAAGTGTACGACATTGTATTTGATCATCTAAAGCAAATCGATCCCAACCATCCCGTTCTCAAGCAGGTAGGTTCGTGTGTAGCAGTGCATGACATGCGCAAGGAGAAGCTTCCGTATTATATGGGAAGCCTCGATAAGATCAAAAACAATGATCCTGTTGGATTGGACAAGTTCAAGCAAAAATACCCAGGAAACTATGTCATCAGCGATAAACTCGATGGAAACTCTGCTTTACTAGTTGTAGACGACAATGGAGTAAAGTTGTACACTCGTGGAGATGGTAAAGTAGGACAAAATATAACTGGAATCTTGAACTACATCAAAGGTATTCCTACAAAACTCAAAAACATGGCCGTGCGAGGAGAACTCATTATCAGTCGCGAGGACTTTGAAAAAGTCAAACACAAAGGTGCAAATGCGCGGAACATGGTGGCGGGTGTCATCAATGCTAAGATTCCTGACATGGAGATCTTGCAACTAGTACAATTCATGGCATATGAACAAATTCATCCAGACACATATAGTATTGATCAGCAGCTGAAGAATTTGAAATGCGCCGGATTTCGTACGGTGTATCATCAGATAGTAAGTGATTTTACTGAAAGTAGCTTGTCAGAAATATTGGTGGACCGTAGGAAGAACAGCCCGTTTGAAGTGGACGGGATTGTATTGTTTCATGTTTCCTTGCACAAAAGAAAAACAGGCGACAACCCTGATTACGCATTTGCTTTCAAGAGCCTTCAGACCATGGAGAAAGTAGATGTAATTGTAAGTGAAGTTGAGTGGAACATAACAAAAGATGGTTACATGATACCCGTTATCAAGTTTCCGCCAGTGCCATTGAACGGTGTGACTATACAGAGATCTCATGGTTTCAATGGCAAATACATAAAAGACAACAAAATCGGTCCTGGATCACGTCTTACTATAATGCGCAGTGGTGATGTAATCCCATATGTATCAGAGGTGCTTTCGCCGGCTACATCTGGTTCTGGTCAAATGCCAGATATTACATACGGATGGTCTGCATCTGGTGTAGACATCGTTGCAAAGGGTGATGAAGCTATTTCTCAAACAAAGTTAAAGTCTCTAGAATACTTTTTCGATAAAATAGACGTAAAAGGTGTAAGCGCAGGTAACATCAAAAAACTATTTGACTCTGGATTAACAAGTGTCAAAGCTATTTTCGAAGCTTCTATCGATGATTTGAAGAGAGTTGAAGGTTTCAAAGAGAAGATGGCACAAAAAGTGTTTGATGCTCTAAAAGAAAGATATGTCACACTTGAAAACAACTGTGTGCTGTTAATGGATGCTTCAAACATGCTAGGGCGGGGCATGGGATCTAAAAAGATCGAGCTGATAGTGAACAGTTTTCCAAACATCCTGTCTGAAAGGTATATTCCGACTATAGGTGAGTTGACAAATATCAAAGGGATAGAAAAGAAATCAGCGTCTCAATTCATCGATAACTTACCAGCATGCTTCAAGTTTTTGGATGAGAATGGTTTTGTTTGCAAAAGTAAATCCAAAGAGAAATCTGCTGATAAGTCTTTAGCAGGGATGAATGTAGTGTTTACAGGTATTCGCAACAAAGAAATCGAGCAATTTATTGTTAGCAATGGAGGAAAAGTATCGTCATCTGTATCTAAAAATACGACTCTTGTAATTGCAAAGGATCCTTCGGCGACATCCGGAAGTATTACAAAGGCAACAGATCTAGGCATCAATGTCATAAGTGTAGGTGACTTCCAGAAGAAATATATGAATATATTATAAATGTCTATTCTAAGGTCACCCCCAGTATTTTTCCTTGTTGTAATAGGACTAGTATTCGTGGCTATGTATGTATTAGGTGCAAGTCGCGAAAAGTTTGATGATCTTGTTCCAGGAGATAAGCTAACAGTGCTACAAGGAGTCCAAGTTCCTGACAAACTACCTAATGCCCCTATTGTATTCGACCAAGGCGATCCTTCGGCTCCAACGGTAGATGGATCTCGTTTCACTCCTAAATCGTTGTTTATGATGACATACAATGACGCTCGCCCAGAATGTTGCGATTATAGCCCATATAGCACAAGTACCGGTTGTGTATGTCTTACCAAAGACCAAATAAACTTTGTCGCGACGAGAGGATCTAACAACAAGGGAGATAGGTGTAGTGGTGGTCCGTCAGACATTTAAAAATTGATCTAATATAATATTTGTTGAACATAATGGTAACAACTCGATCACAAAGTGCTCAAAATCAAGCGTACCTGATTGTTCCGATAAAAGTAGAGGACCAAGAAGAAGACCAATATGATTACAGCGACGAAAGCGAGTATAGTAGTTCAGAATACGAGACTGATGAAGAAGAGATTACGTACAAACGTCCAAATTCAACGTCGAGAAAAGCTGAAGACAAAAACAAGAAATTGAAGATGTATTATCAAGGAGAAGACATCGAGTATTACAACAAATTGAGTGCAAAAAACCGCAAGACCGTCGATGCAGTAGAGCAAAAGATAGCAGATGTCAACAAAGATGACATACCACTACGTTTTAGGGTACTGGAATCTGATATGGATATCGGACTCAAAAGCATCACTATCAACAAGTTGAATCAGCTCTGTATGATGGAACCTGGAAACGAAGAATACCACAAGTTGAGGAATTGGGTGGAGAATGTATGCAAATTGCCAATTGGCAAGTACAAATCACTACCAGTTACTGCAAATGACGACGTCTCAAAGATATCGGCATTTCTTGACAACATCAAACAACATTTGGATACAGCTGTATATGGTCACACATCTGTCAAAGACAACATTGTACGCCTATTGGCCAAGTGGATCGCAAACAATGATAGTAAAGGATTGGTGATTGGTCTGGAAGGGCATCCTGGTTGTGGTAAGACGAGTATTGCTATGGAGATTTGCCATGCCCTCGGACTCCCGTTTGGTTTCATATCGCTAGCAGGTATTTCATATAGCGAAATTCTAAAAGGGTTTCAATATACATATCAAGGATCTACTTGGGGATCGTTGGCAGACATTCTGATGAAGTCACAATGCATGAATCCTATATTGTTCTTTGATGAACTGGACAAGGTTAGCTCAACCCGACCTGGCGAAGAGATTGTCAACACCTTGATTCATCTAACCGATCATTCTCAGAATCACAAGTTTTCGGACAGATATTTTGCAGACATAGATCTAGATATGTCAAAGTGCTTGATGATCTTTTCGTACAACGACGAGTCTTTGATTAATCCAATCCTTAAAGATCGCATGGTGAAGATCAAGACAGAGGGTTATAGCGTAAAGGACAAGGTGAAGATTGCAAAGGATTTCATGCTTCCAAAATTGATGAAGGAGTTTGCGTTTGCACAAACAGATATTATCATCCCAGACGATGTTGTATCTCATATCATCTCTTTGATAGATGAAGAGCAAGGTGTCAGGAACCTCAAGCGTGCTCTCGAAGATATACTTAGCCGTGTCAATTTAGATAGGTTGCTCAACAAAAACAAAACATTTCCTTTCGTGGTGACTGAAGAAATTGTGAGTTCGTACATCACTAAACCTAAACCACCAGCGTTTCTTTCGAATATGATGTACATGTAAAAAAAACTTATTTTTGTATTGGCAATTGAAACGTGATTGTATTTTGGACCTTTCACCTGCTTGCTGATGGAATCCGCATTCTATCATGAATTTGTAAACCATCAAAATTTGAACATATATTAAAGTCTATATCAACTTGACAACATGGACAAAATTCAAACTACAAACGCGACTGGTAACGCTTACCAAATGGAGTCTCGTGGAACAAAGATGGTAGCTGTTTACAACTCTCAAATAATAGAGGGTGATGAATGGTGGAACGTTATTCAAGCCGTCGACCCGACATACGATGTATCAAGGTCGTATCCATTGAATCGTACATTGTTCTTCAAGTTCCCATGTGGGACGTATGGCATTGCTGCTTTAGATGTCTTGATGAATGTGGCTAATCTTATTTTGACTGGACCATTTGAATCTATCATGCAAATCATGTCTAGAGACTACTTAGTTGAAACAATCAAGACAATGAATATCACAACGCAAGTAGCAAACAATATTGGGTTCATTATGACTGCATATGGGCTCCCTGTTTTGAACCTTCCCATGACAGGCAACATTGTGGAAACATCACTGGGTCGCAAGGTACCTGCGGAACGCGGATACAAGACTGAATACAAGTTTGTCTTCAAAGAGGACTGGAAACTTCGTACTTATACGATAAGTCAATGCTTTCCAATGAGGTCTTCGGCTAATCTTTTCGGAGGGTTTTGAATGCGTTTTTTTATTTTACAAACAAAATTTGAACACACATATATAAAGACGAGCTACTCATTATATTCATAATTTCCTGCCCATAAGGTAAAATGTCCATCTACAAGGAACTCTCATACAATCGCGATATCGATGTTGTCAAAGGTATTAGGTTCTGTATCTTGAGTCCAGATGAGATTACCCGCATGAGCGTGGCGGAAATTACAAAGACAGATACTTATATTGCCAACGAACCAGTCATCAATGGCCTGTACGATCCTCGAATGGGTGTTCTAGATCACAACAAGGTATGTCAGACATGCCAACAAAAAAACACATTTTGCCCAGGTCATTTTGGACACATCAAGCTCGTCAAGCCAGTGTTTTATTTTCAATTCTTTGACATGGTCAAGAAAATCCTGAAGTGTGTTTGCTTCAAATGTTCGCACATCTTGGTACCCGTTGATAGCGATGAAGTGAAGGCTGTACTGAACAAGAAGTACTCGCGTCAAAAGAGATGGGAGATCATGTACAAGATGTGTTCAAAAGCAAAAAAGTGTCCGTGTTGCGGTGCTAAACAACCAGACAAGATTACTAGGGAACCCATCATCAAGGTGGTGATGGAGTGGAAAGATGCTGAAGATCCTGCGTTGAAGAAAGTGGTATTTACCGGTGAAGACGTACACACTATTCTGAAACGTATCAGTGACAAAGAGTGCGATGCTCTAGGATTTGCACCAAAGTTCAGTCGACCAGAATGGATGATTTGCACAGTTCTTCCGTTCCCTCCTCCCGCTGTTCGCCCTTCTGTTAAAGCTGATACAGGCCAACGCAGCGAGGATGATTTAACACACAAGCTTTGTGATATTGTAAAGGCAAACAAGTTATTGCAAGCACGTGTCGACAAAGGTGTGTCAAAGGAACAGATTGACATCGCTACACAAGTTCTGCAATACCATGTGGCAACTTTTATCGACAATCAAATTCCTGGAATCAATCCTGCGCAACAAAGAACTGGCAGGCTAATCAAATCTTTGTCAGAGAGGCTCAAAGGCAAAGAAGGTCGTATTCGTGGAAATCTGATGGGCAAGCGCGTTGATTTTAGTGCGCGTTCGGTAATCACACCAGATCCCAACATTTCTATCGATGAACTAGGTGTACCCGTTAAGATTGCTATGAATCTTACCTTCCCAGAAACAGTGAATCGTTACAACAAAGAAAAGCTGACCGAGCTTGTTAGAAACGGCCCTGATGTATATCCTGGTGCCAAGTTCATTCGCAAGCCATCCGCTAACAACAGAACATTTCGATTGAAAACAATTGATAGGAGCACCATCACATTGGAGACTGGAGACATTGTCGAAAGACATTTGATGGATGGAGACTACGTGCTTTTCAATAGGCAACCTTCTCTGCATCGTCATTCTATGCTGGCGCATCGTGTTCGCGTAGTTCCATACAATACATTCAGGCTAAATCTTTGTGTCTGCAAGTGCTACAACGCAGATATGGATGGTGATGAGATGAACATGCACGTCCCCCAATCATTGATTTCTGCGAATGAGTTGCGAGAGATTGCGTCTGTACCCAAACAGATTATGAGTCCTCGTGAATGCAAACCTATCATTTCGATTGTGCAGGACACAGCTCTTGGCGTCTATAGGATGACAAAATCACACGTTTACATGGATGACAAGTCATTCTTCAATCTTATGGCGCGCAACACAAGGTTCTTCGGAGAACTTCCTCCACCTGCAAAGGTAGTGAATGGAGTTAGAATGTGGAGTGGACGTCAAGCTTTATCGTCAATTATTCCCAAAAATATAAACATCAAGAGTCCTAACAAATCTGGACTTGATGACAATAACGACGACAAAGAGAACTTTGTAGTTATCGAAAATGGTGAGATTTTGCAAGGGCGTGTAGATACAGGTATTTACCAGAATCGCACCAAAGGTCTTATCCATTCCATCTTCAGTGAGTGTGGACCTGAGGAAACTAGGCAGTTTTTCGACAATACACAGACGATGGTTTGCGATTATCTCGTCAAGGCTGGTTTCAGCGTCGGAATCAGCGATCTTATTGTTGATGAGGACACAAAGGCAAACCTCAAGCAAGTGTTGCACAACATGAAGGTCAAGGTGTATGACGTCATTCGTGATGTGCACACCGGACGTTTTGAGAACAAGTCCATAGAGAACAACAATGATTACTTTGAGCAGCAGATTAATCAGTTACTAAATCAGGCAAACACAGGTGCTGGCAAGCTTGGAATGTCCAAGATCGATGACAATGCCAACAGGATGATTAACATGGTAAAGTCTGGCTCAAAAGGTAACGTCATTAATGTGGCACAGATGCTTGCTTGCCTTGGGCAACAAAACGTAGATGGTAAGCGTATTGTTTATGGATTTGACAGTCGCACATTGCCTCATTACAACAAATACGATGATGGTCCTGAAGCTCGTGGGTTTGTGGAAAGCTCATTCGTCAAGGGCTTGACACCTCAAGAGTTCTTCTTTCATGCGATGGGTGGACGTGAAGGTTTGATTGACACAGCAGTCAAGACGAGCGCAACAGGATATTTGCAGCGCAAGTTGGTGAAGGCTATGGAGGATTGCAAGGTCGCGCACGATCACACTGTGCGCAATGCATCTGGATCTATCGTACAGTTCCTATATGGAGAAGATGGTATGGACCCTACCAAGATCGAAGCGCAACCTTTGATCTACATCGATATGGATTACGACACTTTGTCAAAAGAATACTTGATAACCGAAGAAGATGACATGTCATACATCCTTGACGATACCACCATCAATGTTATGAGGTCAACTAAGAACTGGGCTGGACGACTGAAACGTCATTTCGAACAGGTCCTACAAGACAGGGAGTTCGTTATTGAAAAGATTTTCAAAGGCAAGAGAGAGAAGTCTATCATGTACCCTGTGAGTTTCATGCGTATTATCAATACAGCCACAGCTATATTTGGCAAGAAGGGCAAGAATGTAATGAGTGACCTAAACCCTATGTATGTGCTCGATACGATTGATAACTTGTGCGAGGAGCTGAGGGTTGGTCGCCTCAGCAAAGGCAACAAGTTCATACAGATCCTCTTGCGCTGCTATTTGTCACCCAAACAAATGTTGCGCCACAAGATCGATAGTATCGTGTTTGATTATATTGTTAAACAAGTACGCGCCAAGTTCTTTGACAGCATCAACGACGCTTCTGAGATGGTCGGTGTATGTGCTGCTCAATCTATTGGAGAACCTGCTACTCAGTTGGTCTTGAACTCAGTGCATTATGACACAGACATGCTCTTCAGTATCAATGGAAAACTTGTGAAGACAACTATTGGTGATTACATCGATAATCACATCAACACCTGTGCTAAGGACCTAGTAGAGGATCATCCCAATCAGACAAAGCTGGCATGGATCGATAAAGATCAGGATGTGAAGGTATTGTCTTGTGACAAGAGTGGGCGTGTCGCCTGGCAAAAAGTCGAAGCTGTTACGCGTCATCCTGTCATCAACAAGGATGGAACAAACACACTTCTTAAGATTACGACGCAAAGCGGTCGTGATGTGATCTGTACAAAAGCAAAGTCGCTCTTGATGAAAGTCAAGAATGAAGTTATCCCTGTAGATGGTGAAAAC